CTAAATAAGGACGTTTCCTGAAGCTCCATTGCAGCAGCTTTTAAACCATCTAGCGTCTGCCCAGAAGCATCGCCAGTATTCTTTAAAGCTTGAGCTACTTTAGCGGTAGCCCTTGCTGCCTCATCAGCAGCATCCACACAACTACGGATAAATTCCTCAATAGCCACTACCGAGAAAACCTCCATAATTTGTTTTCCGAGCTTTTTTGTACCTTCCCCGAAGATATCAAGCTTCTCCTGTGCATTATTTAATCCGCCCTCAAGCTGAGTGCCGTCTGCAAAAATCCTTATAAAAAGATCGCCTATATCTGCCATTGCAATTATTTTTATTTATTCATGCGGTTATTGAGCGAAGCAATAGCCGCCGCATCAAATCTCTTGCTAATCTCCTCAAGCTCCTCCAGTGTCGGTTCTATCACATCGGGTAACTTTTCATCCCAGGGAAGTAGCATAATTTGTCGGCGTTCAAGATTGAATGATTCCGACATTGAATTGGCGGCCCATATATTCCAGATAATCTCGCGCATCATCCACTTTTGCCGGTTGTACCTCAAAAAATAACCCCTAACCGTCAAATCAAATTCCCGCCAGGTCATCAGTTCAAAACGATCAGGGGTTATCCCTATCTCTGCGGCGAGTTCATCTAAGTCATCCCAGCTTAATTTTTTTTTTCATCCTTCTCGCCCGCATTCTTCTCGAGCTCCTTCATATATCGGTCGTAGATTGACTTCCCTATTACCCGGGTCTTTAAAAAGATATCGAAAATTTGCTGGAAGGTTTCCTGTTCCATATCGGTAATCCATTGATAGACTTCCCATTTGTTAAAATCCACAATAGTACCTGACACAAGACATTCAAATTTTAAGGCAGCGACAATAATGTCCTGTATGAGTTCATTGATGTCTATTTTCTGCATATCAGCTGCAGATATCCCCCTGTCTTCGCAAAGTATGCGTGTGGGCCCGATTCCAAAGCGGAGCACCCGGTCGCGCTCCTTAAAGTTGAGTGTAATTGATTCGTTTACCATTTCCCCATGTGTTTTTCAATAAACACTCCAGGGGATCTATGACCCCTGGAGCGGTTTAATCGATGATTAATTATACGGCGGTGCCGGCTGCAATCGACCCGGTTACTTCCCAGGTTACATCGCAGGTCCGTTTATCACCGTGTTTGCCGGTATCGGTAAACTTGGTGATGTAGGCAGTTACTGTAGTAATATGATCTCCTGTGGTAGTACCTCCAAAAATCAAGGTGTGTACTGCTTTTGACAACCAGTCAGCGCGAAGGTCTTCGCATCCCTGTCCTGTAACCGCTGCCGGATCATATACCGCCGAAAAAGATACGCTTCCGCTGATATCTCCCGGCAACGATTCTTTAAAACCTGCCGAATTATCATTCGTAACATCCACAACGGCTGTCGATCCCGAGAACCCGGCGGTTAATTTACCAAGTAGGAGTTTCGCGTTCCATTTGATGGCCACCTGTTGGCCTAATTGATTTGCCATACTTTTTATGTATTGGTTCCGATCATCGGGGACCGTCGGGGCGAATTAGCATTCACCCTTTCGGTCCCCTATCGGGGGTGGTTTTTAAAAAAATGCTTACTGCTGTACTAAAACGGCAACTCCTGCACCGTCATTACGGCGTATGCGTCCGCCTGCTCTTACCAGGGTCGAATACACGTCACCATAATAGAGGGGGTCATTCAGGTTCTCGAAGAAGTCATTATGACCCAATGCTCTAATAACACTATCCTTGTGCCAGAACAGTCCTGCCGCATTGGCTGTGGCAGCTACCGGGGTCTGAGTAGGATCATAAGGAATAGGCGTCGTGCTATTGTCATAGACCAATACTGTAGACCGTGGTGCCAGGAAGGTAAATCCAAACAATTTACCAACCACACCAGCCTCAAGATTCATTGCTGCCGAGAAGTCACGGTAGGTGGTAGCATTTAACTGGTTCAGCAATTGATTGTACAAATCGGCATCCAGCTGAGCATAACGGTCCATTTGTGGGATATTCTGCTTATTGAACAGCTTTTGCATGTTCTGGATATCAGCCAGCATCAAAATGTTGCGTACTCCGGTACCAACAGTAGCGGCAGCTGTAGTTCCGCTGCAGCGAGCCATCTGCGCAAGGGTTAAAGGTGCCCAATAGTAAAAAAACCAGGTTCCAATTGCTTCTGCAATCGAGTTATACTGAGCTCCCATTACCGAAGCACGTTTGTCATAGCTTAATTCGTACTTGTCCGCATTGGCTATCTTAATCGGATCAGAACTAAATTCGTCAAGCGAAAAGGTAATGTCAACGTCAGTACGTGTGATCACCGTTCCCGGGAACGAACTCCTATTTTTAGTGGTGAGTGGCTTCGTGCCTGCATTGGGTATATGCACAACTTTCCCCTCATAAACAAATCCATCGGCATTATAGGCCGCATTAAGGTGAGGGTTTTGCATAAACAGGTTGGCGACAATATCGTTAATCCAGATTTCCTTCTGGATAGCCATCAGAGAAACGCCTGTTGGCATTGGGATAAAGGATGTCGCGGTTAACCCTGCGAAAAGATAAACAGGCGCAATTCCGGTTACGGCTCCTAAAACCGTGGCCGAAATAGCCATAAACAAGATCGATACTAAGAGAGATGCAATTTTTTTCATGATATGAAATGAATTAGAAATTAAAATTCCGAATGATTGGAGTAGAGATGGATCGAAACCCGTCTCTCACTTCCTATTTGCTGGCCGGCTTTTTCCCGAATTTCTGTTCGAACTTAGCCTCATACAAATCGTAATATTGAGCCCTCACGTGTTCAAGCTTGTTGCCACGATCCAGTTGGTCAAAACTCAACTTTTCCAACTCTTCCCGTTCCGACGGAGTACCCGTGCTGCCAGTCATATTGGCTAAGTTCTTTGCAGGAGCAATACCCAGCAAGGCTTTTTCAGCGTTTTCGGCATTGGCAGCAAAAAGCGATTTCCACATCTCCTTTTGCGACGATACGATCCGTTTATCATTCACCGCCTGAGCAATAAACCCGTCTATGCGGGCAGTCTCAGCCAGTGCAGCTGCATTTTTAAAGCTGTCGAGTTGAGCAGTGAGCTGGTCAACTTCATTCGCTTTAGTCCGCCATCCTTCGACCTGGCCGAGGAAAGCATCCTCGGTGATATCATCACTGAGGTGGAATTGGTTTTTAATTTTCAGAAAATCCATATCTTTTGAGTGATTGGGTACGATTAAAACAGCAGCCAGGGATTGATAAAGCGACTGTAGTGACGGGTTTAAACCCGTCTGTATACTGGATGATAATTTACCCATTTCAATCCGGTCAGCCAATTTTGCAGCTATAGCTTCTTCTGCGGTAAACCAGGTATCGGTATCCGCCATAAACTTAACCCGGCATTCTTCGGGGGTAAGTCCCGTCCGAAGCGAATAAATGTTGAGCATCGATCCTTCAAAGGTTTCCATCTCGTTGGCATCGGCCCGCATTTGTGCGGCGTTTCCGTTGCTCTGGCCTTGTATGCAATGGGTCATGATGCGGGCAAACGGCGACATTACAATTTCATCTGCCGCCAGGATAAAGATGCTGGCCATACTCGCGGCAACTCCTTCCACTTTTACAATGACACGCTTATCACACGTGTTTAGGGCCTGGAAAATAGCTAATCCCTCGAAGTACGATCCACCTGGACAATTAACGTGTACGGTTACGCTATCCCCGTCACACCAGTCCAATTGGCTTAGTATATCCCCCGCGGTGATCACATCATCATCGTCATCGTCATCGCGTGTTCCGATCGGTTTATAAATGTAAATATCTCCGTACATGGCTTACATTGCTTAAATGTTTAAGGGTGTCTGCGATTACTTTCACGCAAATTTTCAACTTATTCGCTCATGCTGCAAATCGCGTTTTTCTGTTGTCCGTAATACCGTAAAAATCGCAGTCTGTCAGACAATTTCGCGCTATTTCAACCAATAGAAAAACACGAATTGTCACTCAAAGGGGTAAGGTGTAAGTTTGTGATACATTAAAACCACGAACGATGGCCAAGAGCGAAATGACAATGACTATGCGTAAGGATTATGCGAGGATGTTATACCTCAAGGATAACCTTTCACAAGCCGAAATTGCTGTCCGTGCAGGTACCTCACCACAAACGATTACAAAGTGGAAAGCCGAGGGTAATTGGGAGAGTTTAAAGGCAAATTTTGTAATCAGCCGCCAGGAGACGCTCAGCCGGACCTATGCGCAAATCAATCAAATATTCGACTCTCTCGAGAGTAATGATCTGGAAGGTACCCGAGTGGTGCGTCTTATACAATCCAAGGAAGCCGATACATTATCCAAATTAGCGGCAACGGCAAAAGCCCTGGAGACCGAACTCTCAATTTCGATCTACATCGATGTGTTTATCAAGTTCGGCAATTGGCTTCGCGATGCCGATTTTACCTTGTCCAAAAAAATGGTCGAGTTG